GCGTGAAAGATTGCCTCATCAACTTCTTCGATTGTTTCGGTATCCATATCCATCCATAAATGAGTAAAGCCCAACCAATTGGCTGGGCGGTGTAATTAGATAGCAATACCTGTTAACGAAAGTGTAGCAAGAGATTCTGAACTTTTCTGTCAAGTTTTATCTACTGGCAATGACACCAGCCAAGTCATACAAACTGCCACGGCGTTCAATGTTGTTAGCCTTAACAATCTTATATACCTGGCGTTGAGTAATGCCAAGCCACAATGCAATTGCCTCAACATCTAAAAAGAACTTACGGGTTGGGTTAGACATTGCCAAAGCTACAAGGCGCAACACTGTCCAGGATTGCTTGCAACCAAAGCAAGTCACATCACTCATAAGGTTTTCGGCATCAATAACCACAAACTTATGGCAATCATCTGTTGGGCATGGGATTCGGCGGGGTTGCTCTACAAATTGCTTGGCAGCAGCCATTCCCTTGCTATGTAGTTCTTTAACTTCACTGTAAAAATCTCCAGCCCATTCTTGCCCCATTGTCCAATCAAGGTGTGCAAGGTGAAAGTCGCAGGTTGCCTGAACTTCCATATCGGTTGTTGGTTCCTTTTTCAGCAATGCTGGCGGTGTCAGTGTCCTTGCCGATCTGATTTCTGATTCCCACGAATGAAGGATTGCAAGTAGCTCTGTGGCCATCGAGTAATCAAGGGCGTTGACATTGACACCAATTGACCTTTCGGCACTAGCAGCACCTGAACCTGATCTGCCTGGTGCAATGTGGTCAGCCGCTAACATCTGAAGGTTGGGGATGTTGCCCAGCCATCCGACTATTGCCTTATGACACCCACGGCAGGTAGTTGTATCTGTTGGGCGCTGGCAGATGTTGCAGTTCAAAATGGCACCTTCTCATTGGTTGTGGATAACTTTACCCGATTGAAATAATCAGGCGGTTCTTCGGCAAATACGGTTAAGGCTCGGCAGGTATGGGTGGCAAGCACAATGGGGTCGGCAGCCGTCATTCGCCCAGCCGTTCTTCGGGTTGCCTCAAATGAAACGGCGGTGCGGTGGACTTGGTAGGTGCCAAGCCCTGATGTGAGTGCCATGACTTCTTCCACAAGGTTGAGTCGGGCCGTATCAAGTTTTATGTCGCACCGACTGGTTGCACTGACCCCTGCCCAAATAAGATTGCCGCATTTGCGGCAACTGATGGGTTTGAAATCTAACTCACTCATTGGGCGTTCCTGTACCGAGTGTGAGGGTGTACCTATTACCGCTTATATACATAAGCGGTACAGTACGCACACCGCTCACGCTCATAACTGCCTGTGTACCTAAAATAAAAAGGTACACAAAAGGTACAGTACGGTACACCTTAGTTCACCTTCAATTGGGTGATCTCGGCATCCAAAAGGTTGAAATGGCTCTTGCCCAAGTCGGTGATGTATAGAATAAATGACCTGTCATTGCCACGGTTTTCTATCCAACCGCCTGCAACAAGGTCAGCCAATCTTTCCCCAATGGCATCCTTTGAACCAGTAATTCCTTCAGCCACCAATCGCCGTGAAGCGCCAGGGTGGTTGTGGATAAACTCGGCAACCTCTTTTTGCTTCTTGAACTCTTTGTTGCTCTCTAGCTCATCTTCGAGCAATGGCACGCCAATTACATACTCCATTTGCGCCCTAGTTGAATCAATAGTGAAAACTGCTGCCTCTTGGGTTCTATCTGATTTGCGCCACATACCTGCGATCTTTCGAACAAAACCTGGGCGGTCTTTGGTAACTCTCATTGTGAGCGTTCCAGTTCGACCAGGGGCAAGTGCCTCAAGAGGCTCTACGAGATAGGCAGCGCCGTCAATGGTGGCAAGTTTGGCTTGGCCGCCAATGGCAAACCGCCCCCGTGTTTCTGCATTTTTGGTGATGTGGTCAATAAGCACAACGGCAGCGCCACTGGCCGTTGCTACTGTTCGTGGAAACAGGCGCATCCAGCGAGTGATGGCATCGTTATCTTTCGACTCGCCACCCCACATTGTCAGGGATTCGGTTACGCCGTCAATGATGATAAGCGTGGCAGAATTTGGCTCAAGGATGGCTTGCCAATATGGGTCATCGGCATCCCTAGCACCTTCAGGGCGAATGTATGAAAAGTATTGCAATAAATTAGCTCGCGATACACCTAGCGCCTTGAGTCTGTTAACCACATCTATTGGGTCGCTCTCAAAATCAATATAAATGACTTTTTTATCGTTCTTCAGGCACTCGGCAGTTGCAATTTGCGCAATCCATGATTTACCTGATTCAGATTCACCATAGATGGAATGAACTCGACCTTCATAGATCAGGCCGTGGCCATCTGAACGCTTTAATAAGGTTGCAATAGGTGCTTGAAATAGGCCATCAAAGTAATCTTTTAGCTCTACAGGCTTCCAACTGGACTCATCACCGCTTAAATCGGCTTGTGTGGGTTGTAGTGGTGCTTGTAGTGTGTTTGTAGGCATCAGTGAATTGCTTGCATCAAAAGAATTCAGCGTTTGCGCCCCGTAGCCGAGATTTCGCAAATTGTTGGCTGCTGCCTTAAAATCTCCACCGTGTTTGGTCATTGCGTAGAACGCAAACTTGGAATATGAGGTTTCTGAATCAAACTGGGTGCTGGTTGAGAAAACATAGAACTTATCGTTGCCATTGAAGTTCGTGGTAGCGCTTATGCCTTCGGTTTTACCTGGTCTGCGCCACACGGTTGATTCACCCTTGCGATAAACAACAGTCCAGCCCAAAGGTTGCAATAGTTCTTCCCAAGTTGTGCGGGCGTTGTAATCGTCTCCAGGGGTAAGAATTCCATCGTGTTTTGCAACTACTTCTTGTTGCAGATTTTCAGCTTTAGGCATCTCATCAAACATGGCAAAGATTGCGTGCAGTGCTGATCTTTCCAGCATCGTAATTGTTGGAATTGTCTCAATGGAGCCACCTATAAGTGTCCAAGCACCGCCCGAAGGATGGGTGGCACCGCCACTGGGCGCGGTGATTGTAAAGCCGCCTTCGCTTCGCGTTTCGGCCCATACATCCACACCGCCGTTTTCGCCAGGCTTACGGGCAAGTTTAGTGTTACCTGGCAAGGTGCCATCTGAGACACGATAAAGCCAATGAAGCCCGCCTGATGGTGTCAACTCCACATAACCTTGATTGAGTCGTTGCCATAAATCGCCAAGCCCTGAATTGTTAGCGATCTCTGCAACCTCAAGGTGCATCTTTTCGGCAACTGCTCGACCTTCAAGTTCAAGCATCTCTAGGTTGCCTGACACGGCACCAGTAATGACACCAATGCCATCAACGCCATCTTTGAACCACATTAACAGTTCATCAGCAATGGGCAGATGTTCTTGGAATCCTTGCCAAGCAAATGCAGGTCGTTTAGAACCATCATTGGCCGTTGGAACAACAGAGATGCCCTGAGCTAAAAAGCGCAATGCAATTGGCAAAAGATTACTCATTGTATTCCCCCCGTAAATGTAAAACCATTTTTTTTCATATGATAAATCACAAACTTTGCCAACCGCCCTGGCGTATCAGGCAGTGAGTATTCATAGCCATCCCAAAGCGCAACGGCAATAGCCTCTTGCAATTCTTCTTCTTTCATAATGGCAACTTGTCATTGGTAGCAAAATCAATGCGTGCTTGTGCAATTTCAACATACTCAGCCGATTGATCTATTCCAATGAAATCAAAACCTTCATACGCACACGCCTTGCCAGTTGAACCTGAACCCATAAACGGGTCAAGCACAATGCCGTTGGGCGGTGTCACCAGGCGAATGAGGTATTGCATCAATGATGTTGGCTTTACCGTTGGGTGGTGGTTTGCGGTTGCACCGCCACGACCTGCACCAGCTCTAGGTGAGTTGCTTCCCTTTGTTCCTGGCGGTGTGTTGTCATTTGTTATTTTCTTTTCAAACCCATCAAGCCCTTCATTCCTATCACGCTTGCTTGCCTTTGCGCAGTAAAAGAATCGGGCGGCGCTGCCACTGTCACCGTATCCAGGATCGCCCGCTTCGTATTCTCCCGCTGGCACATTTGTAACATCGCCCATTGATTTTTTGCCAATGCGCCCACCTGTTGATTTTCCAGTATCAGGAAACAACGCCACAACCTCATCACTGCCATCGTGAATGAAGTTGGCGGGGAAGCGGCCTAACTCTTTCAACTTTGCAAGTGCTGCAAGTTGTTCAGGTGACTCACCAACGCGAGCATCAAATTCTGCATCTGTTTCATCATTGCGGCGTGTGTTAAGTTTTCCAATTGGGCGTGATTTCAGATTGTCAAAGTTCTCACCATCTGCAACAACCCTTGACCCGTCAATGTTCAACCCGCCAGTGCCAAAAGTCAACACATTGTTTGCAACGGTGCCTTCAAGCGGCTTGCGAGCAAGTACCATTGGTTCGTGGGCAGGTTTGAGCGCAGTTCCCCAGCCGTTCCATTGCTGCGCGGCGGCAGTGGCAGGGGCGGTGATGTTTCCACCAGCTTCACCTAATCTTTCACCGCCAAGTCCACCCATATCTGTTTCGTATTTGCCAACAACCTTGCGTTCTGCCTCAATGCGATCAACAAGTTCATCAACCCATTCAGGAACATCGGCAACAAGTGGGCGAATCTTTTGCCATAACTCAACAGTTGGAATTGCAGGTTGTGATGCGGTTGTTAAGTAATGCCCACCCATATTTGTTCCAGTAGCTTCATCTAATTGTTTTGCTTTCAATCCTGTTGTTCGCATCCAATTGGTGAATTTTAACAAACGGCCAGTTTCGCCGTTATTCTTATCAATTCCCTTGCTGATATTGTGCGACTTGGGAAAGCCTGACCCATACACCCACATAATTTGATCGCGGATTTGAAACCCTGCATCCTCAATGGCAACGGCCATACGGTGATAAGTGCGACTGCCTGAAAAAGCAATGAGGTGGCCACCAGGCTTAATCACTCGCAACGCCTCACGCCACACTTCAACATTAAATGCAATGCCACTGGCATCCCAACTTTTGCCCATAAACCCTAGCTCATACGGCGGGTCAGTGACTATTGAATCCACCGAGTTATCAGGCATCGCCTTCATTGCTTCAATACAATCTGCGTTAATTAGTCTCATTTAATTGCCCCCAATAATTGTTTCCCAATTTCAAATGTATATGCAGGTGGAATTGCCTCAACCAATTCGCCCCAAATCATCCAATCAATACCCATTGCTTCACGGGCCTGTTCCATTGTTTTAGCCGTATGCCCACCGCCAGGGATTTCATCACGCATTGAACCATAAATGCCAACTGGTTTTCCTTGCGCTTTGTGGTCACAAATTGAACCAGTCAATTGATAATTAGACTCAAACAATCGGTGGCGGCGAACAGTTAAACCAAAAGATGAGCCACACATCTGAATCGGATTGATTAGCGGTGCGCCAGGTACATTTTCAATAACATAGGGCTTGCCGCTTTCAATGAGTGCTGCCCTAGTTTGTGGAATTAGATCAATCTTTGTTGTTGTCTTTCCTTGTGCATTACGAAGGTGGCGTGTTGAACTGTGAGTTTGGCAAGGTGGTGAAGCTGTAATCACATCAAAAGATGCAAGAAATGCTTTATCCTCTAAAACTTCTAACGCATCTGCCTGAATAAACTCAAACGGAAAACGCTTTTGTTTTTTGATATCAACGCCAACAACTTCAAAACCTGCGCGGTGGTATCCCATCGCTGCCCCGCCCGCTTTTGAGTAAAGATCGAGAAGCCTCATTTGCTGCCACCCCATCCATCACCCTTAAAGATGGTGCCGCCAAGTGAATACTTGCGTTGCATTAACTTCTTCTTGCAACTTTCGCACACTATGCGCTTTTCATCATTCATTTCAAAAAACACTTCGGCTTTATGCCCACAATCACAAGTGAATTCATAAAATGGCATTTCTTACCCCCGTTCGTTTATGTCTTGCGTGGCGCTGCAGGAATCGAACCTGCCCCAACTATTGCTAGTTGCCCCGTGGGTGAACCATCACAACGCCGTTCTTGAGTGGAAAGGATAACCCCCAAGAATTAGTTAACTGGTTTTGCTCCCAGTTGTGCTAACAATGCCTGCACTGCAGGGTCATTGATGTTGGCACTGGCAGGTGCTGGCGCAGGTGCTGCTGCACCAGCGTTGCCAATAAATGCGTTTGCCTTTGCAACTGCATCAGCATCGCCTGTTGCATCTACAAGAATCCACGGCGCTGACTTTCCAGGCTTCGCCGTTCCCTGACCAATGCGTGCCAATACCTTTTGGCCGATCTTAGTTTTCAATGCGTTCTTCAAAGCTACATTAAAGAACAACACTGATTCGTGATTGAAACCTGTATCTAAATCATTGATACGAACTTCAATTGCATCTGCATCACCGTGAACTGTTGGGATGCCAGTTTTGTATTCAATTGCTTCAAGAATCAATAGGTGGCCGTTTAGGTCTGCCACCTTTACTGATTCTGTGTTGCTACTTGGTGCTGAAAAAGCCATTTGGCTTTCCCCCGTTTCTTTTGGTTTGTTGTTAGTTTGTTTCTAACTCTGTTGGTGGTGTCAGTTCAGCCAATTCTTTAGCAATGTCGTTGATTGTCTTTGCAGGAATCCCGCAACCACAACCGTCACGCTCACACATCGGTATCACCATTGCAAGCAACCGATAGATCAGTGCTAAAAGGTCGGTAATACGGGCAATACATACACATACGGCTTGGTGTTGCAGGAATCAACGGCCACATCGCAGGATTTTCCTCAACATCAATGGTAGATAGCAATGAATAGACTGAATCAAGGCGGGCAAGTGCATC